CCCAGGTGTTCGCCCACAGGTCTGGATGCACCAGCTCGCGGCCCCACTCCGTGCCGATCGAGATCTGAAGCTCGCGCCCGCTCTTGCCGATCTGCGGGATGACGGTCTCCTTGAGATCGCCTTCCAGGTACCGGGTGATCATGTCGCTCGGGATGCCGTTGTTTTTCAGCAGCACGGCGAGCATGGCTCGCAGCGTCTCGGCGATGTGGTGGCGCTCGAAGCCGTACTTCTCTTCGAGATACTTGGCGGCGGTGGTCTTCCCCGACTGGGCGAAGCCCGACAATCCGATGGCAGTCATTTGCTTTCTCTCCTTTGTTGTTTGCATTCATGCAAACGATTGGTCACGCAAAAACCGGCTCTGCAGCCGCTGTAGTCTCCATGCCTGGTCGCCATTTGCCGTTCTGCAGGGTCACCAGAGAACGCTTGCCATCCGCGTATTGGATGATGTGCGTCACCGCCCAGCCCGAAGGCCCCTTGTTGTAGCCATGGCGCAAGTTCATCGCGCCGGCCACGTAGACGCCGTCCATGATCTCCGGCGAGTGCTTGTCGCCGATCGACATCTTGCGACCGATGCGGGCGAAGCTGGAGACTGTCCCCTTGCTGCCATTCGGGCCGCGGAAGCCGTGATTGCCGACCTCGATGCCGTCGATGAGCCGGCTGTAGCCGTCGTGGCACCACTCGACCTGGGGAAGGTCGAACTTGCGGCGGACAGCCCACTCGAACAGGGAGAAGCGCGGCACGGGGAGATCATTGTCGATCGCGTGAGACCGCTTCTCGACGTTCTCCAGGTAGGCCATCTCCAGCTGCAGGCCGAACATGACGTTGGTGCCATCGTTGCGATAGCGCCCCTCGCGGGCGTATTTCTCCAAGGCGATGTCGTGGTTGCCTTCGGCGACGATCACCAGCCGGCTTGTGCTCGACAGCAACGACAGGAGGTGTCCGCCTACGTCGCACTCTTCCTCGACATTGTCGCGACCGCGGATCGCCATCTCGTAGCTGTAGGCATTGTCGTGGACGTGGTGATGGTTCCGCGCCTCGTTGTCGTGGATGTCGTGAACAATCACGTTCTCCGGATCGAGGATGTGGAACATGCTGGTCTTGGCGGTGGAGACCTCCTCCATGTTCCAGCCGAACGTCGCCATGGCGTTCTTCTTGTCGAGCTTGCGGGCATGCAAGTCCGCGATGGTCATCGCCTTCACACGGTGGCCTGTGGTGACGACGCCGAACCAGACCCGGCAATCCAGGTCGTAGAACGATCCATCCTCGTTGGCGGTGATCTGGCGGCAGAACACATCGCCCTCCTGATCGAACTGCACCACGGTGGCGCCGATGATCTGGTGGAAGATGGATTTCACGCCGGCCTTGCGCGGGATCACCTTCGGTCGCGTCACGGCGCCGGTGGTCATCACCTGGTGCGCCTGGATCGACGGGTCGGTCGAAGGAACGCTCTTGAGCTGGCGCTTGGCGTGCGGGAACACAGCCCATCTGCCGCGGCTGTAGGTCACCAGATCAGAGATCGGTGCATTCGCCGTAGGGAGCGTGTTCATCTCGCCAGCGAACATAAAGTTGCTGCCGATCTTGAGCTGGCCGAAGCACAGGTGCGGCGTCAGCTCGTCCGCATAGGATCGAGACTGCGGGTTGTTCTCTGCCCACCACTGAGTCTCGTAGGTCCATGGACCGACGATGATCTCGGCGTTCAGGTGCTCGGCATAGGCCTTGAGGTTGGCCCAGAACTCCTCGTGGATCATGGCGTCGTTCTGAGCGCCGGTGAAGATGAAGTTCCGACCACGCGCGTCGGCGATCGGCTTGACCTTCAGGGTGTCAGCCATCCAGACACGCGGAGTGCCTTCGACGATTTCGTAGCTGCCGCTGTCGCGGTCGTAACGGCGGGTGGTGTGTGCTGCGATATGGATCGCATCCGGATTGATGACCGGGTATTTCGATGAAGTCAGGAGGGTGGTCACCTCGCCCGAGAGAAACTCGGCGCGAGCAAACGCATGGTCTTCAGCAGACAGCGTTTCGCCAGCCTCTTCCGCGCCAACCGTGATGGTGGCTGCGGGGGCTGGGGGCACGTAGAGGGACCAGTCTACGGCGTAGTTTTCGCGGCGAAGCTGCTTGAGCGCCTCTTCGTTGCGGACCCAGTTCGGGTAATTGATGCCTTCGCGGCGTTCGGCAGTCTTCGTGGCCGAAGCAAGACCCCCGGACTGTCCTTGGGGGTGGTAACCGAGCTTCAGCAGATCTTCGACGACATGCTTTCTTCGGATGCGCTCCTCGGTTGGAACTGCCTTAGCCATTCTTCCTCATGTGAATTGTGTGGAATATGACTCGACGTACCATACCGTTTGTTTTAATGCAAATATTTGCATTGCAAATTGGAACGATCCCCGGTCGAGCGGACCCGACCGGGGTGTCGCCTAGCTCAGCGGGTGTGACACTGAGCTAGGCCTTTCAGGGCGACGACCTGATTGATGTTCGATGCGCTCTATGGCGATCGTGCCGGTTACCCGGTGATGTGCTTCAGCCACCAGTCCTTCGTGCCAAGGAGCAGCAGTCCGAGGGTTCCGGTGACGAGAATATTGACGATGGTGGTGAGCGTCGCGCCCGACGCCTTTTCGGTCGTCAAACGAAGGCGACGGATAAACGCCATATCCTCGATGAAGTCTTCGTCGTCCAGCTTGGAAGCCAGGCGCCGAAGCGATCCGAGTTCATTCTGCGTCTTGATAGGGTTGCTGACGTCAAAGCCGAGATGCGTCAGCATACTCTGCACTGCTCGCTCAGCGGCTCTGTCGGCGATACCCGCGATCTGATCGGTGGTGGGAATTTCGGTCACTCCGACACCCTCCGATCGGCTACGTCACCGCGGACGGTGTGTCGCTGGAGACTCAGTGGGGAAGAGGCCGCAAAATATGCCCTTTCGCCTGCCCAAATCCGAAACATGTTTGTCGACTTTCTTTTGCAGTGCCGCCTGAGCGGCAACCGCCTTCTCTGCCTTGAGACGTTCGGAGTCGTAGGCCCGCAAGTTGGTCCGGGCCTCGTCCTTCGCTACGATCAGCTGATGCTGCAACGAAGCGATCTCAACGTGGGAATGCTGAATACCCAGGTGGCGCGACCAAATGGCCACCAGGAGTGTGAAAGCCGCGAAGATGACGAACTTGCCTGTCTTCGAGGACACAAAAGCGGAGGCCCGTTTCCAGGCCTCCCCTGCTCGGTCGATGATGCTCATGATCACAGACCCAGATTGAGACCGGACCGGTGTTCAGCCAGTCGGGCCTTGATGACGTCACGGTAGGTGTAGATCCCGTAGACGCCGATGCCGATGGCGGCGATCCACCAGTACGGCATGATGCCGGTGGCCAGATCGCGGATGGTGTCGACCAAGCTCTTGGCGGCTGACACCTTGTCGACCACGCCTTGGGCCTGGTCCAGGATGCCGAGCTTCTCAGCGCCGCCGAGCGCGCCTGCGCCGACAACCAGCTTGTTGATGAATGAGCCCTTGTCGGCCGCCGCGATGGTCGTTGAGCCGGCAGCTCGAAGATCCTTCTCGGTCGCCGCTGCACGCGCGGGATCAATCTTCCGGTCTTCGGTGTCAGGGTCGAACAGCACTTCGCGGGTCTCGGCATTGATCATGCCGGTAACCTTCAGACCCTCGCGCTTCTGGAACGCCGACATTGCGCCGGTGGTCAGATCTCCCCACTTGCCGTCGACTGAGCCGACTGGGTACCCCTTCGCCTTAAGTTTGGCCTGGATCAGCTTGGTGTCGGTCGCGCTCGGAAGCGCCACAGTCACGTCCTGGTTCGCAAGCGTGCGTGCCCATCGCTTCTCAGCGGCTGCCATGCGGGTGTCGTACTGGTTCTGCGCGTAGCCCGGACCGTTGTAGCCGCGGGCAAACTTCGCGAAATCCTTGTTCCGGAGATGGCCGTCGAGCTTGCTGCGCAGGATTTCCTGCATCATGGCGCGAACCTGCTCTGCAACGCGACCCTCGGTCATGCGCTGGACCATGTCGATCGCGTTGTCGTAGCCGAGGCGCTCCGCGTTGAAGCCCATCGTCTGGCCGAGGCCCCAGGACGTTGCACGGTTGGCAACTTCCTCGTCGATAGCCCTCGCCTTCGCGATGACTGCGAGGCGGCCTGCCGACGTACCCTGATCCTTGTACTGGGTCGTGCGGCTCCACTTCGGGATCGCAAGACCGGCCTTAACCGCGGCAGCCAGCTTCTGCGGCTGGTGCAGCTTCAGTTCCGAATAGAACTTGTGGCGCTCGAACAGGAGGCGCGGTGTCCGTCCATCCTGCTCATAAGGAGCGCCGGAGGTCTCGCACTCAACCACTGCCAGCAGAGACGACGCAGGGATGTCGTACTTCTTCGCCGCGGCGAGCACCGCGTCGGTGATTTCTTTGGTGAACATTGATTTTCCGATTAGTTGGGGGAGACCGGCGCGGTGTCGAGGTCCGTGATGTTTTGCGGGACCTGCCATGCCGGTGAAATGCCCTGCTTGAGCAGGTCGCCGATCGTCTCGTTGCCGGTCGGTCGGAGGAAGTACTTCTCAGCTCGCTTCAGGTAGTTCTCCTGATTAGGAGGAGCCCGACATTCAAGCTGGGATCGGATGCCTGTATTCTTCACGTAGGTGTGTACGGCTTTCTCGATCACATACGAGCCGTCGATGCCGTCTCGCATTCCGCTGACGACGAGCGTCTGCGTGTCTTTGATCCATGGATCACCCTTCGCGAGATCGAAGGTTGCCTTCACCGCAGCGCGGTTCATTGCTTCCATGTGAGAGTTTGCTGCAGCCTTCGCTTCATCCTCGCTCTTGAAGACCTTGCCAATGATGAAGCCAGGAAGGCCATCCATACCGCCGGTCTCGTTGCCGACGAACTTGCGAACCTGATCCTTGTCGTCCCACCACGCGGCCTTGGTCGCTCCGTAGTCCGACCTGCTGTTGTATGAGACCTTCCAGTCGCCGAAGTGCTGCGGCAGAAGAACCAGCGTCGGCATTTCGACGCCGCTTGCGGACTGCGTGCTACCGCGCTTGACGAAGGTGAGTTTGCCATCTGCAATCTTCGCCACGGCGCCAAGCAGGCGCTCCATTTCGTGGATCATGTGAAGGTTGCTGGTGATCTGGTTCTTCATAGGGAATTTGAAATTCCCCATATCGCCGCTGATCGCGGTGCTAAGTCCGGTCTGCTTTGCGATCGATCCGAGGATGTCGGATACCGACTTGTTCTGAAATCCGGCGATCTGCGGCGCCTTCTGGATGTCGCGCATGCCGGTGGCGAGACCCATCAGCTGAATGCTTCGGGGCTTTCCAAGGAAGGTCACGTCGTTGACCTGGAATGAGCCCATGTAGGACAGGCCGATTTCCTCGTAGCCCATCCAGATAGAGAGATTGTCGCCGACGTTCGGACGCGCGACACGCCAGTCACGGTCATCTACAACGATCAGGCACTTGTCGCCCTCGCCGTCGCCCGAGACATGCTCGACCTTCAGTGAGGTGCATCGGTCATTGATGCGGTTCGTGATATCCACGCCGCCCTTCATGACCTTGAAAATTGGGGTGTAGCCGGTAGGCATCACACTGCCTCCAAAAAAAAGACCGCCCCGAAGGGCGGCCTGAACGACGATGTCGCGATGATTAATCCCAGAGGAAGATCTGCTTGAGCACCGGTGGTGCCGTGATCGTCTTCGGTGGCTCTGGAAGATTGATGGTGATGCCGGGCGTCAGGATAATTCCCTCCAGCTCGACACCGGGGTTCTGCTCAAAGATCCACTCGACGATTTCTTCGCTCGTGTTTCCGTAGCGGTCGAAGCAGATGCGATCGAGGCGATCGAACATTTTGGTGCGATAGGTTTTTGCCATTACACTGCGATCCATCCAGCGGAGCCATCGGTGGAGACTGCCCCAGGATCATCCTCGCCGTACCGCTTCAGCTCGATGGTGAAATCGATTTTGTGCGCGATGCCGTAGCGGCCAATGTTGTTTTCGACAGAACGAACGCGGGTGATCACGAAGCTCGTATTGCCAACCACTTCGCTGCCAAGCCCGCCGGGATCATCCAGAGGATAGAAGCGCACCAGACGCATCGGCTTGCCCTTACGGCCGGCAACGCGAAGGCGCTCCAGAGTGGAGAGGCCGCCGAAGAAGAAGGGAAACATCTTGCCTTCGATCGTGATGTGATCTTCACCAGGGCCGGTGAACTGCATCGCAGGGTCTCGGCCGAGGCGGTCGTTGGACGCCCAGGTGAATTGACTGTCTCGCTGGATGCTATCGAACGAAGGGCTGTCCATGCCGGGGATCGGCACGTAGAAAAGAATGTAGTCGCTTTCGTCAGGACTAGGCGCGACCGGACCCATGCCCATGGTGACCCAGGCCATCTAAACTCCTTGATGATGAAGTGAGGCCCCGGCCCCGTAGGGCCAGGGATTGTCGTTAGATCGACTGAGGGTCCATGTCGTGGGATCGCCAGTTCATGGTCTCTTCCAGTCGGCGCTGGACCTGCGTCGCGAGCGCTTCCGGATCGTTCTGCGAACCGTTGATGTGGATCGCGATAGGGCCGCCTGCTCCGCCGCCTGCACCACCACCAGCGCCGCCGTTGGCGATCGGGGGAGGCAGAGGGACGTTTGCCGTTGGACCGGGCACGTTGATGCCGGGCGCGGGCATGCCGCCACCAGGAACCGGTACGTTGGCGCCGGCCATGGCACCCGCAGCTTCGCGCTGCTTCTGAGCATAGTCCGCGTACATCTTCGCCGCGGTCTGGCTGTTGAACTGGTAGTGCAGATGACCACCAGTCGCCCGCGAGGACGGGTTCTTGTACTCGTCGATGACCTTGAACATGTCGTCGGTGAGGCCAGCACTGCGCATCTTGTTGCGGAGAGCTTCTGCCGCCTCTCCAGAGAAGCGCGGATCGAGGATCGTTGCGTCGCCGGCAAGGCCGAATGCGTGCTTGCTGTTGGTGCCCTTGTGGTACAGGTCGTTGAATGCAGTGAAGCGATTGAAACCGCCCGGCAGTCCGCCAGCCTGAATTGCCTGCGCGAGCGCAAGCGTTCCGGGGTTGGTCGCACCGCCCGCGAGGGCTTCAGCGCTCTTGATCCGCAGACCTTCCGTCCCTACGCCGAAGCCTGGGACGCCGCCGATTGCACCAGCGGCAGAGCCGCCGCCGTTCAGGAGGCCCAGAGCAGCGTTGCCATACTTAAAGCGGCTGCCCATGTGCTTGATACCGGCACCTTCATAGTCACGCTCGAACGAGGACACCGCACCGCCGACCGTGGTCTGCTGGCGCAGGTTGTTCAGCGCACCCTTATGAGTGGTGTTCAGCTCGTGCTTGAGGAAGCCGTAGTTGGCTTCATCCGACTTGGGGTCGAGACCATTCTGCGCAGACCACGCCTCGAAGGCGCGTCGCCGCGGCCCAGTCCACTGCGCCCAGCCGTAGCCGCCGCGTGACCCTGGGATCAGAGGGTTCTTCTCCTGCATCAGGCTGAAGCCGCCGGTCTCGTGACCGAGGTTACCAAGGACGCCCGCAGCCTGCTCCTTCGTCAGACCGAAGTCCGACATCAGACGCTGGCCGATGGCGCCGGCCTTTCCGTTGAAGCCGCTACCAATCGAGCCGCCAAAGCTGCCAGCGCCCTGAGGGCCGCCGAAGCTCATGCCGCCGTTCTTGATGGCTGGACCGCTGGAGCCGCCGAAGCCCGGCAATGCCGAACCAGGTACGCTCTTGATCAGATCCGAAGCGGTGCCGCCGGAGATGCCTCCGAGGCTGTAGCCGCCCCCGCCTCCGCCGCCTCCACCACCCATTCGCCGCGACGCGGAGAAATCGGTAGATCCTGTCGACATCAGTGATGCGCGATGGATAAGCCCATTGAACTTACCCATGTTGTCGTTCATCTGGTCCATGGACCGGGCGAAGTTGATCGGCTTGTAAGGTGAGGCTTCAGCCCTCTTCTTTTTCTCTTCAGCTTCGCGAGCCTTGGTCTTTTCCAGCTCTTCTTTCCGCTTCGCCCGATCATCGTCGGTGAGCTTGATTGCGCCGTTGTCGCCGCCGGTCAGGATGTCCTGCAGTACGGTGCTTGCGACGAGGCCGACAGGTCCGCCTGCCATGCCGCCGAGAAGCTTGCCGCCGACGCCGCCCAGGATCTGCTTCACCAGCGAGATACCGAGGATGGCGCCGATCGCCTTGATGGCGCCGGCAAGGCCGAACAGCAGTCCGATGACTGCGGAGAACACGCCGAGCAGCGGGCTCAGAGCAGTCAGGGCCGCCACGAGGACGACAACCTGGCCAGCAAGTTTGCCAAGTGCTTCTGCGCTGCCATCGCCGCCCAGCAGGGAGCCGACCTTCTTGAAGGCCTCGAAGATGGTGTTTGCCATCTCGCGAATTCCCGTGGCAAAGCCGCGGGCGGTCTCCATGAACTTCGCGGAGTCGATGCCGTTGCCGCTACCAGGCTTTCCGAAGATGCCATCGAGCAGTTCGCGGAACGTCCCCGGCTTGCCGAGGAAGCCCTCAGTCAAACCATTCAGGATGGCGCCGAGCCGATCCTTGAGGCCGCCGGACTTGACGGCCACATACCAGTCATTGACCCAGTCCGAGAACTGACCAATGAACGGCTTGAGGACGTCGCCCATTTCGGACTTCATGATCGACCAGACCGCGCCAACGCGATCAAGGAAGTATTCGAGGCTCTTGGTGAACTCGCCCCAGCTTTCGGTGAGGAAGTTTGCACCGGTCTTCTGCTGCGAGGCCTGCTTCGCGAGCTTTAGCGACTCGTCGAGCATCTGAGGCGACGAGACCATGTTCGCCAGGAAGCGGCCGAACTCCTCACCGAACATCGCAGACATGGCCTGCTTGCGGTCGAGGGGGTTCTGGATGTTTCCGAACGACTTGATCAGGTTGAAGATTTCGGTGTCAGGATTTGCCTTGATACGCTCTTCAATATCGTCGTAGCCGCCGTACCCGAGTTGGGCGGGCAGCTTCATGAAGAGCTTCTCTTCGGTGTTCCAGCTGCTAGGGCCGCGCTTGCGTAGATCCTTGGCCTGTCCCCTGAGGGTCGCCATGTCAGTACCAAGGCTTCCGAGGAAGCGAGCGGTCTGCTGACCCTGCGCACCGGCCTGAATGCCGGCGGCGCCGAATGCGAGCGTGGCTACGTCACTCATGCCAAGCATCGCGCCAGAGCCCATACCGGTCCTCAGGAACGAGAACATCTGGTCGGGTCGAGCCGCCGTCTTGTTGGCAAGGAACGACGTGATGTTGGCCAGTCGAGTGACGCCATCAATGTTGTCGGACTTCATGCGTCCGGCGCCCAGCTCCTGGGCAATCGCATAGCCGAGACCGTCCATTGCCTGTTCGACAGGGACAGCCATCGTCTTCGACATCTGCGTGACCAGCTCAGCCGTCGCCGTGGCAAGCTTATCAGGCACGCCGGCCTTCGCCGCTTCAACTGCCGTCGCCATGAGGGACGCAGGGCTCTGCGCAAGACGCGCCGCCGCGGGGATCGCCCAGTTGTCGCGCATCTCGCGAGCCGGCACGACCGACTGGTTCATGTTCATGCGAGCGTTTGTCTCAGCACGATCGAGGCTCTTGGCTTCGGAAATCGAGCTGGTCGCGGTGCGGTACGCTGCATAGCCGGCGGCTACCGGATAGATCGAAGCCTGATGAATGCCTGAGCGGAACTGCGAACCTCCGGACCGCGCCATTTCGAAACCGGATCGGAAGCGGCCGGCGCGGTTGCCCCAGGAATTCTGACGCTGCTCACGCAGACGCTCTCGTTCCAGCTTGCGGCGTTCCTTGTCGGCCTCCCTTTCAGCACGCATCCTTGCGTTCATCTGGATCTTGGCCGCCATCGACTCCGCTTTGTTGATGGAGTCGAGCATCCTGTCGTGCGTCTTGGAGCGCTTGTCGTATTCCTGGTTCCAGACGTACGAGTAAGCCATGACCTGCTTGGCGCGGTCACGCGCTTCATAACGCATCTTGCGAGCGCGGTCGGACTGACCGCTGGCTTCGGCCTTCTGCCAGGCGTTATAGAAGCCATACATCTCTCGGCGCAGGCTGATAAAGCCGTCCGAGGACATGCGACCTTGATCGCGCAGCTTGCGGGCGTTGCGAACGTAGCTGTCCGTTACGCGGTCTAGGGACTTAGTTCCCTTCGACAATTCCGTGATGGTTTTGGCGTTGATCGGGGTGTCGATGCGGACGCTCGCGAAACTCTTCTTGAATTTGCTCTGCATCGCGTCGAACTGGCCGATGACGCGCTTGAATACGGGGGTCATCTGGTCGTCAGCACTAAGCCGCGCCCTAATGTCGAGATTTTCGTCTGCCACGAGGCATCCCCTTCAAATACAAAAAAAGCTCGGGTGGCTATTTGCCTCCCCGAGCCTTTGCCAAAGCCTCCTCATCGCGGATGTTCAGTTGTCGAACACCATCGGCGATGACGAGGAAGTCTACCCACTCACAATCTTCGACCTCGCTCAGCGTCCAGCCGAACCGTTCGAAGATTGGGAATGAGTCCGCCATGATGGTGCTTATTCGCCCACCATTGGCTTCAAAAAATCTTCGAACCACTTCTTCATGGGCGCGAAGTCTTCCACGTCGATTTCGGAGACGATCTTCTCGTCGACCTCGATGAGGTTCGCGAGAACCTTCTCCATGGCAGCGACGCCATCGCCCTTTTCGGCGTTCTTGATGAACTCGCGCAGATCGCGAACCTTCGGCCGGCGCGCCTTGAAGCTATCGTACTTCGCGCCCTTGAACTCGAAGGGATGGTTGAGAGTGAATTCAGTCGTCGACATTTTGGTACACACCTATTTTGGAAAGAAAAAAGGCCCCGCCGGATTTGGCGAGGCCCTGAAGTTTGATCCTGGGCTTAGTAGCTGAAGCCCAAGATCCGGCGAGCATTGCTGCTCTTATCTTCGCCGCCGATGATCGTGATCTTGTTGAACACGTCGATTTCGGTGACGTCGGTGCCGTTGATTTCGTGACGGAAGTAGTTCGCCACGAGCGACACGCTCAGATCGGCCTTCTGGCCGGCCTGGATCTTGCTCGGCTTCACCGACTTGATCAGCGAGCGGGTTTCGATCACCACGGACTTCTCGGCGCCGCCTGCAGTGAGCAGATAGCCGCGGAAGGTGACGGGCACGTCAAGCGAGCCGGGGCCGTAGCCAAGGCTAGAGAAGATCTGCTCGTCCCAAGTGTGGAGATCGAAATCGAACTCGATCTTTTCGATGCCGAAGGGAATTTCGACGGTGCCGTCCATGCCGCCGCCGCGAAACTCTTCAGTCTTGATGTTGATTTCCGGGGGCTGGAAGCCAGGGGCCTCACCGATCTTGCCCACGTCGTTGATCCAGACGGTGAAGTCCTGGAAAATGTTGGAGTCGCGAAGATTGCTCATTTAAGTCTCCGGCCAAACGCAAAAAGCCGCCCCCGGAGGGACGGCTCTGATGCGTGGCTTATGGGTTGGATTAGCTGCCCGAGGTCAGCTGACGGGAGAACTCCTCGATGAAGTCCGTGTAATATTCGGGGTTGCGGCGAGCGCGGAACTGCAGGTGCTCCAAGCAAGCCGGCGGCTCCAGATCGAAGTCGACGGTCAGCTGACCCGCAGCGAAGGTCGCAGGGGTGTTGATCGTCGGGTCGATCCAGGCCTTGCCGCCGATCAGGGCGCCGCGGGAGCGGAGCAGTCGGAGGTAGGCGTTGACGTCGCCCTGGATGCCGGAGAGCAGCTGGTAGCTGAACGGCTTGTCGAGGCGCGAACGCTCGGCGCGCTCCAGGCTCTCGTAGACCATGTCGGCCGTGCGGCGCACGGACAGCTGGTTCCAGATCGGATCGGTGCCGGTGTTGCGCAGACCCCAGAACCGGAAACCGTCATCGTGGATGATGGTCGTGACCTGCGATGCGTTCAGCATATTTGCTTCGCAGTCGCGGTCGTTCGGCATGAAGTCGACCGGACGGCCGGGGCCGCCGATGTTCTGGATGACTTCGTTCGAGAACGAGTACCAGAAGCCCTTCTCTTCATCGACGCGGGCCTGGATGCCAGCGGCGTATGCGGAAGACGGCTTATTCACGTAGCCCGAGGACTCAGTGTCCCAGTGCAGGACGCCCGGATCGACGATCGACACGCGCTGCGAACCGTAGTCGTTGCGGTACTGGACCGCATCGGCGTAGTTGGTGCCCGGACCGTCCAGGAACGCGACGGCGCGGAGGCGGTCGACGATGGAGGCCAGAGCGACACCAACCGGGTTGGCCACGTTGCCGAGGACAGCCTCAGCGACAGCACCAGTGCCGGCGCCGGTGATGGTGACGGTCGGGGTGCCGGCGGTGTAGCCGTAGCCCGGATCGGTGATGATGGCGCCGGTGACCTTGCCGCCGACAACCTGAGGCACCGCGGTGGCGCGGCGACCGCCGGCAGCGGGAGCGCCGATGGTGATCGAGGTCGTGGCCGACACGTAGCCGTTGCCGGTCGACGTCAGGTTGATGTTGGCGACGCCGTTGGTCGGACGACCGCTGGTCAAGCCAGGAGCGACCAGAAGCTTCGGGATCACCTTCAGCATCGGGCGAGCCTTGAGCAGCGACCAAATGCCGGTCTTGCCCGTGGGCGAGCCAACCGCGTTCGAGTAGGTCTCGCTGATGTCCATGCCCTCTTCGACGCGGACAACCACGACCGTGGCGGACTTCTGCGAGAAGATAGCGTCGACGCCGTCGAGCAGCGTGCCGTTGGTCTTCAGCTGGCCAGCCTTGAGGGCGTCAGCGAATACCGGGACCGGCGTGTTGAGGGGGAAGAGATCCGGATCGGCGTCGGGCGCGGTGCCGACCAGGCCGATGACGTTGGACTTGACGGTCTCGACCGGACCGCTCGGGCTGTCGAGTTCGATGGTCTCGATGCCGTGAAGATACTGAATTGCCACTTAGTGGTCTCCCAAACGAAAAAAGCCGCCCGGTGAGGGGCGGCTCGTTGTGTTGATCTGTTGGTGGGGTTTAGGGGCGAGCGATCAGCGGAACGTGTGTCCACTTCTCGGTCCCAGGGACAGTTGTGATGCCCTGCTCGACCGTGACCTTGCCTTTGACGAGACGGTAGGTGCCTTCGCCGGCAACGAGAACGATGTCGTAGAGGTAGCTGCCGGGGACGACCTGAGAAGTCTCCGACATCCTAATTTGAAGGGCGAAAGCTCCGGTCGCCGCGTCCGTGATGATGAACTGCCGATTATCCAGAGATGCGGTCAGGCCCACTGAGCCCGTGTCCGACACCATCTGCATGTAGACTTTCCAGCCAGCCTCGAAGGCGACGGGAATGCCATTTCTCGTGATCTGGTAAGACCTCACCCAGTCTTCGTTGGTGGCGACCGCGAACTCGTCAGTGACGACGTCCGGCGGCCCCTCAATCAATGAGACCGTGATGCTCATTCCGGTGCCGGCCTTAGATCCGGGAGGGCTTCTTCGATCTGACCCTTCGTCGTGATTTCGCCGGAGTTGATCTTGCCTTGCACTTCCTCTTCAAGATCGAAGAGGTTCTGCACATACGCGACAATCTCCTGAGAGATTGCGACGAACAGCGGCCGGGTCAGTGATAGCCAACCGCCGTTCGCCTTGAAGCGGATTGGCTCTTGGGCGATGCCAAGATCGATGGACTGGATCGCCTGCGCGATGATCGCTCGGGTGTCGCGGTCAGTGTCCAGCGCGCCGAAATTCGGCGACACCATGCCACCAACCTCTCGGTCATAGCGAACCGATGCGAGGTGAGCCATGAGCTGCTCCTTGGTGGGAACAGCTGGAAGCGAGACTTCGAGGATCTGAGTGACTACGCCCTCAACCCGCTCGTAGCGACTTCCGATGACCGTCACTTCCGGATTGAATGGGCGCTCGGCTGGCGCAACCTTATACACGCCGATTTCCGCAAGCTCCTGCTCGGACCACATCTCGATGATCTGCCACGGATGCGAGAAATCAGCGCATTCGATGGTTGCGCCATAGGGCACTTCAACGAAGACGTTGTCCGCAGTCTCTTGGACTACATACTGCATTGTTAACCCCATGAAACATAGACGGCACCATTGCCGCCCCATCCGCCCTGTACGAAGTATTCCGGATTAGGAGCAGCGACACCGCCGGGCGATCCGCCCTGCCCAACAACGATCTGGATTACTGAGCCGGGGGCCATTACGCCGCGCCCCCAACTGCGATAGGCACGACCGCCGTAACCGCCGGGACCACCTCGCCATGAAGGGACGACGGACATGTAACCGCCGCCACCAGGACCAGCGCCTCCGGCGTAGATGTTGCCGTCGCCGTTGACGCCTGAGCCGTGCTCTCCCTGCGGACCGGTACTCAATCCGCCGTCGTACCAATCGCCGCCGTAATAGCCGCCGTTGCCGCCGTATCCGACAAGGTTGCCGGTCGGGGCATTGAAGAAGCTATATCCGCCGGCACCAGCCTGTGGAGGTGAGCCGTAGTAATCCGAGGTGGAGCAGCCTCCGCCGCCGCCGCCAGCGCCGTAAACATCAGCGTTGAATACGTTGTGGTGCGGGATGGTGAAGTAGTAAGTGCCGGGTGTCCCCCACGAGGCTGAACCGCCCGTGACCGACATAGTGACGACATACCAAATCGACGCGACCGTACCGACTTGGACTGAAGTCTGTACGGTTGCGCTATAGGTCGCCGATGCAGTCTGCCGAAGCTGAAGAACCTGACCGTTCCGAATGATGCCGACCGTCGTCCAATCCTGAATGACAACCGTCTGGCTGGCATCGAGAATACGGAACGTGCCTCC